ATCAGGGAGCGCTCACTTTTTTAACATGGCGGATTTATGCTGGACAATTTTCCGGCATGTTCATGATCCGGAGGCGGATGTCGAGGTCCACATTCAAAAGGTGAGGGATGCCGGCGTGGATGGTGAGCTTGGCGTGGTTAGGCTTAAGTTCGACAGGAATTGTGGTGTTTATTCAGAAGGCAATCAAAAATTCGAGGACATGATATGAATCAAAGTTATTGGGCAGAAAAACAAAAGAATCAAACGCAAATGTTGAGGGTTATCCATGACCAAATGCATGATCTTGATGAAGATATGCACAAGGTTGCTGCCACACTGGGAAAAGTTGCAATTCACATGGAAGAGGCAACCAAGAGTGTTGTGGCGAACAGTGAGCGCCTTGATCTTCAGAGCCAGCGCATCGATTTGTTAGTTGAGCGAACTGATATATTATCCAGTGCGATTGTGAAATGGGCACCCATTACCGTGCGTCAGAAAAAGTTGTGGGAAAAGGAAATGAAACAAAAGGAGAAGAAATGAAGATTCAAAGATTCCGGCACAAGTTCAATGCGAAGCCGACCGAGCTCGATGGGATTAAGTTTGCCAGTAAAAAGGAGGCTCAATATTATGCTGATCTAAAGCTGCGGCAAGCCGCCGGGTTAGTTCTATTTTTCTTAAGACAAGTGCCATTTCATTTACCTGGGAATATCCGGTATGTCTGCGATTTCGCCGAGTTTCTGGCAGACGGCGAGGTGAGATTTGTGGATGTCAAGGGATTCAAGACTGACATGTATAAGTTGAAGGTGAAACAAGTCAAGGATGTTTACGGCGTAACCATTGAGGAGGCGTGATGGGACATTGCAAGGATTGTCGGTACTGGCAAGAACCGGATAACAAAATGGGGATGTGCCTGAAAACAATTCCTGATTGGAGGGATGGATTTGGGACCATGGGCGAGGATGGCTGGGAATCCGGGATCTACACCGGACCCCTGTTTGGTTGCGTACATTTTGAAGAGGATGACAATGACTGACAAGAACCTGGCGGACCAAGTGGATGAACTCACCGATCATGTGGCAAGGATGACCGGCCTGATCCTCGAGATGAACAAGTTGTTCGATACATATAACAGCAAGCTCGAGCGGATTGTCCAGGCAATCGAAGAGGCAGAACGGGCGGAGGGCGAACATGATCTTCATTGAGCTCACGGCCAGCGTACTGACTATCATAACGATTTATTTGCTTTCACATGCGACCTGGTGGAATCGCTACCAGATTTATGGATGTTTCACCGGATTGGCCAGCCAGGCATTCTGGCTGTACATCATATTTGTCCAGCATCTCTACGGACTGTTATTGGCAGATATGGTGATATTCGTGCTTTACGTTAGTAGAATCAACAAGTTAATGAGAGGGAAACGATGAACAACAAAGAGAAATATTCAACGGGAGCTACAAGGAACCCAATAGCTCCGGTGCGCTACGATTTGGTGAAATGGGGATTCATTAGAGAGCTCGCCATGGTTATGGATGAAGGTGTCAAGAGTCACGGCGCACCTGGAACAGATGGCAATTGGGAATCCGGCATGCCTAAAAGCGTGGTGATCAATCATATGTTCGAGCATTGGCACAAGTGGCTGGAAGGGGACCGGAAGGAACCTCACCTGGCTAAGATGGCATTCGGGCTGATGGCGCTCTGGTATTATGAGCGCAAGGGGATCGATGTGAAAAGGTAGTTGACAAGTTCTTGGCGAGTGGTAAGGTGATCCCGTTATTCACTATGAATGGAGGTCACTATGCTTTATAGACAAATAGACAAGGTTCCTTCCCCAAGCAAGATGCGACCGCACAAAGCAATTCTCCGCAAATTGGATAAATTATGTCAACAACATGAGGAGTTAGTAATCCGCGTGGAGTGTGAAAGCGATGACGATGGCATTATAGAAGATACTATATGTGGAGTTCTTGCTCAAATATACGAATTATGTTGGGTGCTAAATATTGATATACAAGCTGAAACATGGGGGGATGATATCACTCTGTATATCCAAAATAAGGAAAAGACATATCACCTTAATAGTTTGGAGCCGGTTGAATAACACACCGTTATGCACGGGCAAACATAATGGTATCTCTTTGTGAATCCTCGAAGCTGATGTTAATGGGACTATTTGGATAGGGTTGGATCTTCCGCTTCATGGTATGGGCAAAGCCTCGGCCTCGTCCCACTTTTGGGATTGATGCCTCACAATTCTCCGAGTTTTGTTAGATCATTCCTAGAATACTTTAGATACAAGCATTTACAGAGGCTCGAGTCGGTCCGATGTGGTGAGTTTGTGACCTGATACCCCCCCCAGGGGTCTTTTTTTTTGGGCCGGGGGGGTCTGAAAAGGCGATACCCGAAAAGTGGGGGGGGCGTGATTAACGTTGGGGAGCTCGGCATGTGGAATCTCCCACAAGACCCAAGTCGGAAAATTCCGGAAATCCGGCGCAAAACCCCCAGGTTCCCAACCCCATGTACCGGATTAAAAAAAATTAATAAAGAAAGAAAAGAAAAAAGAAAAAGAACCAAAAAGAAAAAAGAAAAGAAAGAAATATTTAACTTCAAAATCTCTAAAACCAAAGTCAAAACCATCAACTCGTGATCTTCAAGATATCCCTTAGTTATCTATTAGAGCACACCTTCCAGAATCTTAATATCCGGTACGCCTTTTCCCCTTGAATTCTCGGTAAAATAAAATGCTTGACAACAATTTTAAGAATGCCAAGAAATTAGCCGTCTGATACATTTTGGTCAAGATGTGGATTTTATTAATGATTATTTTCAGTGCCCCTTATGAAGTGGAAACGGTTGACATCCTCGGAAATTACCAAACCAAATCCGAGTGTGTCGAGGAGATCCAGAGGGCGCTTGTCTTGGAGGTTCCGAAGCAAACCAGCTTTGGGTGCGTAAAAATTGAAAGAATCCGTGAAGCTGACAAATCACTTTAGTCGCAAAGAAATGTGTTGCCCATGCTGCGGTGTCATGAAGATGGAGAACGATGTCCTCCAGGCAATCGAGGCAGTCCGTTGTGAGTATGGCAAACCGATTTATATTAATTCTGCTTATCGTTGTCAGAAACATAATGCGGAGTTGAAATCCAAACCAAGTAGTTCTCACCTGGTAGGGCTCGCCATCGATATTCGGGTGAATAGTTCACGCGAACGCTATGGATTGTTTAGACACCTGATCCAGCATTTCACCCGGTTTGGTTTCGGCGATGGCTTTATTCATGCCGATCTGGATCATATCAATAAAACGCCGAACGTCATATGGGATTATTACGGGAAAGATGTTCCCAAATAATAATGAATTCCAGTGTCCTTTTTGTAAATCGGAAACGGTACTGGTCGATAGCATGAAAAATAAAATGCTTTTTACATGTCAGTCTTGTGAATGTACGGATGTGGTTAAACAGAAATATTCACTGGGGCCGCTCCCGTATTATTTTCTATCCGGCAAAAATCTTTTTGTTCCGGACATTCTCGGGAAAAATTGAGATGAAATATTGGTGGGCATCCTGGCTCCTTATTTTCTTGCTGACGGTTTTTTCCTCCTCCGTCTTTGCTCAAGATCGTCCGGCCCTCCCTCTGCCGGATACGGCACTAAGCTGGGATGTCCATCGCTCCCTTGGTATTGTCCTGGAATTCGAAACCGACCGCGGCAAACTCTATTTTGCTCACCCGGTTCTGTACACGCAGATGATCCCCGAATGCACGGCAATAACCTGGGAAGAACCCGGCCCACATTTATGGGTCATGGAAACCAATACAACCACAATTCCGGAACAATACACGTTATTGAAACAACCCACGGGCTACCGTTATGAAGGCGAGCAGTGGCAGCCCTGGGTGTGGCAATCTTTCAAAGAATTGGAGCTCCAATAATGGCGGAAATCAAAGAACGGCGTGGAACCTCACTGAGAAATGTATTCGCCGCCCACGCATTGCAAGGATTGATTGCCAAGTACGGCATAGATATGCACAAATATCCTATCATCCAGCATTGCAATGATGCTTTCATTATTGCGGATGAAATGATGACACACACTCATAAACAACCTATTAACAGGGAGCAACAAAAATGAATGAAATTATGGCCGGATTTAAAGGTAAAAAAACTTTTATCTTGAGTTTTGTCGCGGTTGCCAGTTTATTTTGTGAAATGAATGGCTGGTGGATGGCACCGAAAGAATGGTACATGATGTTGGGATTTGGTGGAATGGCCAGCGTTCGCGCCGGCATGTCTAAGTAATGCCCAGGGACTACCGGGGAGAATACGATAATTACCAATCCCGTCCGAAGCAGCTTAAAAATAGGAGCTCCCGGAACAAGGCGCGGCGGAAAATGGTCAACGCCGGGAAAGCTTCAAAGGGGGATGGTAAGGATGTACACCATAAGGACAATAATCCGCGCAACAATGCGAGAAAAAATTTAACCATCATGGGTAAATCCATGAACAGGAGAAAAAAATGATGACACCGTTCATTAAATACCTGGCAACATTTCTGTTCGGCTGGGCAATGGCCGCATGGATGTACATTAAATGACTATTACCCTGATTTCCGGCGCGGTACTTTTTATTGTCGGCGTGTTTTTCTTTGCCTATCGCCATGGTAAGAAAATGGCCGCACTTGATACCCTCATTGAAGGCAATATTAAAAGCAATGAGGCCAGGAACAAAATTAAGGAGATCAATGCGAAATATAAAAAAGAAATCCGCGGTCTTAATCGTGATCGCATTTTGCGTTTTTGGGGGTTGCACAAAAACGGTTCAAAGAAACCTTGAAACCTTTATTCTCCCGGATCAGCCGGTCATTGCTCCGGTACCTTCCGGGACTGATTTTATTTTATCGGAAAACAATTTTATTGATCTGACCAAGTACATCATCGAGCTTCAAAGTATCCTCGAACAATGCAACGCACAAGCGGAGGTTTACAATGGAGCGCGATAGCAAGGGTCAATTCAAAGACACGGGGAAAAAAGTAAAAACCCGTGGGCACATCAACAAGATGGAAAAGGACAAGATTGATGACCTCTGCAAGAAAAAGGGATTCAATCCGGTAAGCTGGCTGATCGCGGTCGCGGAGAATAAGGATATTCCATGGAGGGAGAGGATCCGTGCGACCATCGAGATCAATTCCTGTTTGCATCCGAAAAAGAAAGCGATGGATGTTGCCGTGGATCAAACAATCACGCTGGTACGACAAAACATGCTGGAGGCAATAGATGTCAAACATATCGATACCTCACTTATACCGGCCGCGTTCCTATCAAAAGCCGGTCTGGCTGGCGATGGAACTGGGCGTAAAGCGATTGGTCCTAACCTGGCATCGAAGGGCCGGAAAAGACTGCACAAGCCTTAACGTAATGATCGACCAAATGCTGCAAAGGCCCGGATCCTATTATCACCTGTTTCCCACTGGTCGGCAGGGTCGAAAAGCCATATACGAAGGAATCGGAAAAAACGGGATTGCCTACATGGACCATTTCCCGAAACAGATCATTGCCCGGAAAAACGACCAGGAAATGCTGGTCGAGGTCAAGGGGGAAAAGGGACATTCTATTTACCAGGTGGTCGGAACGGATAAGGGTATGGATTACCTTAGAGGAACCAACCCGGTCGGCGTTATCTTTTCAGAGTATTCGAGAATGAGCCCGGCGGTATGGGATACGATCCGCCCAATCCTCCGGGAGAACGAGGGTTGGGCGATTTTTGCCTACACGCCCTGGGGCGAGAATCACGGTTACGATTTATATAACATGGCCAAGGATAATGATGAATGGTTCGCATCGTTTCTAACCGTTGATGATACGGTGGATCATGACGGCAAGCGCCTGATTTCCGATGCGGATGTCGAAGAGGAACGCAAATCCGGTATGAGCAAAGAAATGGTTGCCCAGGAATTTTATTGTAGCTTTCAATCGGCATTGCCAGGGGCGTATTTTGCCAGTGAAATGGAATCCGCCCTGGAACAAGGGAGAATTACCCAGGTGGCTTATGAACCCGAGATCCCGGTTTCAACTTACTGGGATCTGGGACTTGCGGACGCCAATGCGATTTGGTTCGCGCAGCATGTCGGTAACGAAACCAGGCTGATTGATTATTATGAAAATTCCGGTGAGGGCCTGGTTCATTACATCCAGTTACTCCGGAGCAAGGAATATGTTTATGATCGGCATCATGCACCGCATGACATCGAGGTTCGGGAATTTTCCACGGGAAGATCCAGGCGTGACACGGCGCTTAACCTCGGGATTGATTTTATAGTGGGCAAAAAGATTGACAAGATGGAATCCATCGATTCGCTCCGGCGCTATCTAGGCCGTTGCTGGTTTGACCAGGTAAAATGCAAAGTGGGGATTGCGGCATTGAGGAATTATCATAAGGCATTTAATGACAAGACCCGGACCTTTTCCTCGCCGGTCCATGATTGGAGCTCGCACGGGGTAGATGCACTGATGGAATGTTCGAATGCCTATTACCTGGACGGGTTTGAAGATACCAACCGGAAACAGACTCAAACCCTCAATGATTACGATATTTTTAATTCGTAAGAAAATTTAACATTTCACTAGGATTTTGATTGCCAATTCGATTAGGTTTTATTTACCTTTAACCAAGAATACTAAAGGAGTAAAAAAAATGGGTTTTATTTTTTCGCCGCCAAAAATGCCAAGTCCTCCCCCCTTACCTCCGCCGCCCAAACCGATTGTGATGCAACCGGTTCCCGAGCCGCCTCCGCCGCCCGAGCCGCCGAAAGAGATTGACAGATCGGCCGAGGAAAAAGAGGAACGCATGGCAATCCTGGCGAGGAAACGTCAGGGACGAAGATCAACCATTATGACAGGGGCTTTAGGCGATACATCCGAGGCGAGTGCTTATAAGAAAAAATTGTTAGGAGACTAGATGCCAGATGTTATTTCGTTGATCAAGCGACACGATAAACTGAAACAACGGCGCACCCAATGGGAGCCATTTTTCAGAGATGTCCGGGATTATATTCGACCGAGAAAAGGCAAAGTGGATTCGTCAATTCATCAGTTCGGCCAACCGCTGACCAATAAGAGATTTGATTCTACGGCCACGGAAGCGAATAGACTCCTTGCATTATCGATGCAGAACTCCCTCTGCCCGAGTTCAGTGATCTGGTACAAGTTGAAGATCCCCGAAGCTCACCGAATGGCAGAGCTTAATGATGATCCGGCAGTTCAGGCATGGTTCAACCAAGTCAGTGAAAAAATGTTCTATACCATGCACACTAGTAATTTCTACAGTGTGATCGGTGAGGCATTTTTGGATTACACTTCATTCGGTACCATCTGCATCATGGTCGATGAAGATGACCTGACCCATCCAAACTTTAACGGGATCATTTATAAATCCATGCCGATTGGTGAATTTGTGTTTGCCGAGGACCGGCGTGGTGTACCTGATACATTATTTTGGGAATACAAGTTAAGTGCCAGGCAAGCCGCCCAGCAATTCGGGTTGAAGAATTTGCCCGAGGTCGTACGCGAAGCCGCCCAGGAAAAACCCGATGAAGAATATGATTTTCTCCGCGTGGTGCTTCCGGCCGAGGATTACTATTCGAAAAAACGCCGCGGTAAAGAAACCAAAGCATGGACCTCAATCGATATATTTTCACACGGTAAAGAAAAAGTTGCCGAGAGTGGATACAACGAATTTCCTTATGCCATCGGAAGGTTTGCCAAGGAATCCGGCGAGCTCTGGGGAAGGTCCCCGGCCGATGTTGCCATGGCCGACATTAAAGTTTTAAACAAGATCCGCGAGCTCGAACTACGCGCACTCAACAAGGCAGTCGATCCGCCACTGATCGCACCGCACCAGGGAATAGTCGGCGCTTTTAAACTTATTCCAGGAGCGATTAATTATTCACGCGAACCCGAACGCATTAAATTTTTACCATTCGAAGGCCGCTTTGATCTCACCAATCTAAAAGGGGATGAACTCAAACGCGGTATCCGGTCCATGTTCATGGCGGATCAGTTGATCATGCCGGAAAAACCGAACATGACCGCGCAAGAAGTTATTGAATTAAGGGATCAGTTTCAGCGTATGTTAGGCCCCACGGTTTCACGTTTTGAATCCGAGGTGCTTAATCCGCTGGTAATTCGTACGTTCGCCATTGGTTTCAGGACCGGGCTGTTTCCTCCTCCTCCGGAAGCATTGCACGGGCTCAATGAAATCGATGTCGAATTCGTTGGGAGCTTGGCCAAGGCACAAAAACTTAGTGACGTTTCAGCTATAACACAGTGGTTTGGTATGCTTGGCCAGGCGGCCCAATTTGCTCCGGATATTCTTGACATCGTGGATTTTGAAGAGGCATTAAGAATTCTCGGTGATCGCCTGGCGGTTCCGGGTGAAGCACTCAAATCGAAAGCGGCATTGCAGCAATTAAGAACGGTCAAGGCAGAACAGATGCAACAACAACAACAAACAAACGAATTGATGCAAGCGGCCCAAGGGGTGAGTATGGCCGGTCCCGGCATCAAGGCACTAGCGGAGGCAAATGAAAAAACAGAGGGAGTGGGAGCCGAAGTTTGATGAAGAGGACCGCAAAAAAGTAGCGGTCAATTATTTTCATTGTTTCAATACTGAATCCGGTCTGGAGGTATTAAAGGATTTGGAAGAGATGTACCAGGGAAAATCCAGTGTAGTAGCCAATGATCCTTATGGGACTTATTTCCAGGAGGGTTGTCGGTTTGTTTATTTACTGATCAAGGAAACGGTCAAACTTGGTGAAGAACTAAAATCAAAAGGAGAATAATTTATGGCAACTGAAACGCAAGAGCCGGTAACCGACACCTCGAGCGAATCTGAAGCAGCGCCGCTGGAAGCACCAGCCACATGGATTGATGATGTTCCGGAGGATTACCGGGAAGAAAAATCGTTAAGCAAATATCAATCGGTCGGTGACCTGGCAAAAGGCCATGTACACCTTTCCCGGATGATGGGGAACTCGGTCAAGATCCCCGGCGAAGAGTCAACCGATGAAGAGCGTAACGATTTTTATACCAAGCTGGGGCGCCCGGAAACGGCGGACAAGTATGAGTATGCACGCCCGGATATGCCGGAAGGAATGTCATACGATGAAGATTCAGAAAAAGCATTCAAACAACTGGCGCATGACCAGGGCATCACGCAAACACAATTAGGATCCATCCTGGATTTTTATAATAAGTTTGCCCTGGATTCCCAAATTGACCAGAAATTGCACATGGATGAAGCCTATTTTAAAGGCGAGGCGGCACTGCAAAAAGAATGGGGAATGAAGGGGTACGATCGTAACGTGGCGATCGCACAACGGGCCATGAAAGAATTTGGTGGTCCGGAGCTCGAGAAATTATTAACCACGGATCCCCGTGGTTCCCATCCGGCGCTGATCAAAGCGTTTTACCAGATGGGATTAAAAAGCCAAGAGGCTCGGCCATTGGATTCCGAACATGATTCCAGTTTTCTTGATGTTGGCTCGGCGTTGAAGGAAATTGAAAATTTCAACAAGCCCGGACATAAACATTATAAAGCGTACTGGGACAAGAACGATCCCAAGCATGCCGAGGCTATTGCTTTCCGGGATCGCCTGTTTGATATGGCTTACCCGGAGGAATAAATGGAAAGCAATATTACATGCGGCGAGTGTAAAAATTTTGGTAAGAAACGAATCGTATTATCGAGAAAGGAAAATCCATTTCGCCTCGGAAGGTTAAGAGGCAAGAAATTTGATTATTGTTTGCATTACGATCAACCAGCCAGGAGCGAAGATTTTTACGGGTTATGCGAGGTAGCAATTCGTAAGCCGGTAGAGATCGAAGATCCCGGCATCACAACTACGGACCCGGTAACGGATCCTCCGCTAGTTGCATAGCAGTACCCCGGATACCCCGTAAGGGCCCAACCGTTGTATCCGAGAGCCCGATGGTCGGTTACCTCTCTATATTATTAATCCTCATTGAGAGGTAAATGAAATGAGCACTGAAGTCAACAAGGCTTTTGTCAACAAGTATCGCTCCAATTTCATTCACCTTGCCCAGCAAAAAGGTTCGCGTTTGCGAAACTTTGTGCGAGTGAATGAGGGTGTAGTAGGTAAGGCAGATCATTTTGACCGCTTGGGTAGTACATCGGCGCAAAAAATGACAAGTCGGCATGCAGACACGCCGCTTATTTCTACACCCCACTCCAGGCGAAAAGTTGTGATGGAAGATTACAACTGGGCGGATCAAAAAATAGGTCCCTTTACATGGCAACATGTATCGAACAACTCCGTGAACTCAGGGAACCTCTTAACGGGTTATGCCGTAGACAATCCTGAGCCGAGCCTACTAATGGTAGGAAGGTGCAACGATCATCCCGGAAGGGAGTACATCACAAGCGTGATGGAAGCGCGGAGCAACCTTAATGGTTGATGATATGATCTGGTCTTTATGGAAACATAAAGCAGTGGGAAACCACGGATAAGGTTTTGCGAACCTTGTTGAACATATACGCTAGTGGACAAGGCAGATCAGATAAAAATGTTATCTGATCCCAAGTCCGAATATATGACCGCTGGAGTTTGGGCAATGGGTAGAACAATTGATGACTTGATTTTGGCCGCGATGACAGGAAACGCTACCAGCGTATCCTCGACCGATGCCGCGTCAGACGTAGCTCTACCTTCCGCGCAGAAAATAGTTCACGGGTTATTGCAATGGCCCCTTTACATGGTGACATGTATCGAAAAATTTTGTGAATTCATGGAACGCCTTATCGGGAAACCGAAGGTAATCATGAGCCAAGCCCACTAAGGTGGGAAGGTGCAACGACCATCCCGAAAGGGAGTACACCGCGAGTGCGGTGGAAGCGCAAAACAACCCAATGGGTTGATGATATGGTCTGGTCTTTATGGAAACATAAAGCTGGGATAATCCCGGGCAAGGAATAACAAACCTTGTTGAACATAAACGCGGCTGGAATGACTATGGCAAAACTACGAACTGCAAGGAAAATATTACGGGAGGCAGACATTGATCCCGATGAAGAACTTTATCTCGCCATCAGCGGAGATAAAATGGATGATCTGTTTTCTGAATCAGGAACTCCGATCATCAATTTTGATTACAACGACAAGAAACCGATGGTTACCGGAAGCATAGGTGCCTTTTTCGGTTTTAATTTTATTCACACAGAGCGACTCAATAACGATTCGGATGGTAACCAGCAAGTGTTGGCATGGGCCAAGTCTGGAGTGGGACTTTCTATCGGGCAAAATATCGAGACTAAGATCTCGGAACGGCCAGATAAAAATTACTCATTTCAAACTTATGCCCAGATGTCACTGGGATCCGTAAGAATACAAGATAATCACGTTATTGAAATTGCTTGCCAATAAGGGAGGTGTACGATGGCTACATATTATAGTACTGAATACACCACTCACCGTGATGGTCCGGACAAGAATGATCCGACAACCAGCAACGGCGTTGTGTATGAATATGCACGATTTACAGGGCAAGCACTTTCAAGCTCTGACACGGTTGAATTGATGAAGATCCCAGCCGGGGTCCGTATTTTACCGCAATCTTTCATTATCGTTTCTGACCTAGAATCGTCAGCAACGGTTAACGTTGGATACGCGGCTCATACGGCACTCACCGATGGGTCTGCCGTGGCAGTCGATGTTGATGCTTTCTGTAGTGCGATTGCGGCCGATTCCGCAAGGACGGTCACGCACTTTCATGAGAGCGGAACGCATGACACGGGCTACGTCACAACCGGGGAAATGATTTTGACCCTTGGTTTAGGCGCTGGCACATCAGTTTCCGCTGATACCTTTGACATGCATATTATGTATTGCAAAGGCTAACGCATAATTCTGTTTGTGATCGGGCCTTTCGGGGCCCGGTTGCATCAGGGTTACATATTAACCAAACCAAGATCGGGCAATCTACGGCATCTGAGGGAGTCCCGGATTTGGGATTAAGGACCAATTATGCCTTCAAAAGTTGATATTTGTAATGAGGCTCTTAATTTACTCGGCGCTAATACGATCAGTTCGTTGACCGAGAGTTCGACCACGGCCGTTTTATGCAATCGCATTTACGATACCGAGGTGGATTTTCTGCTCCGGCAACATAACTGGAACGCGGCGGTACAGGAGGCGAATCTCGCGGCTGTTACCGGCACACCGATTGTTGGCTGGCTCTATAAATTTTTAATGCCGACTGACCCTTACTGTTTACGGGTGCTCAATGTTTATGACACCTCGGACGATGACCAGAATTTTCAATGTCGCGGCCGCCACATTTATTGCGATACCTCGGCGGTTGATATTATTTACATCGGGCGCATCACTGATCCGAGCGAATTTGATTCAATGATGATGAAAACCTTGGTGGACCTTTTGGCTTACCGGCTGGCGTTCCCGGTGACCCGAAGTAAGGAAACTACGGAAACCATGTTTGCGGCGTACCGCAATACCATGGCCGATGCCATGGCCGTGGATTCGCAAGAAGGCACACCGGAGGAATTAAAGAGTGATCACTTACTTGATGCGAGATTGCGTTAATGGCGAAAGTTTTTCCGGTACAAACAAATTTTACAGCCGGGGAATTTTCTCCCAGGTTGTTGGGAAGGGTTGACGTTGCTAAATACAACAACGCTCTAAAGACCCTCGAGAATGCCTATGTTCTGCCGCATGGCGGGTTGAAGCGCCGTGGTGGATCCCATTTTATCGCCCAGGCAAAAGTCACGGCATCCGGATCCGAGATGATGCCGAACGGCACCTTTGCCTCGGACATTGCCGGCTGGACTAACAAATCTGTTGGCACGGGTTCAATCGCACACTCAACCAATTTAATGAATATTGTTTCTTCCAACGCTTCAAATTACGGTTGGGCGGAAGAACAGATTACCACGGTAAAAGGTCAGCGTTACGTTTTAGGATTTGTTATCGGGACCGGTGCTATCAGTCTGCAAATCGGGAACAGTAGCGGCGGTGAGCAAGTGTACACCTCAACCGAGTTTGCGGTCGGTACACATACGATGGAATTTACAGCGCAAAGCACCGATACATACATGGGCTGGAAACATACGACTGGTGCAACTCATACCCTTGACACGGTTACTCTTAAAACAGGGGATTTTGACAAAAAAGTTCGTGTCTTTCAATTCGAATTTTCAACCACTCAAGCTTATATTTTGGAGTTTGGCAATCTTTACGTTCGCATCTATAAAGATAATGGACAAATAAGATCAGGCGGTAAACCGGTCGAATTGACCACACCTTACACCGAAGCGGATCTGTACGATTTAAAATTTTGTCAGTCGGCTGACACACTTTATGTTGCTGGAAGAAATTACGCCCCCCGGAAAATAACACGCTCAAGTCATACCGCATGGACCTTAACCACAATTTCTTTCTCCGGAGCTCCGGCAAGTTTTGCCGGATCCGCTGATGAATACCCGGCGTGTGTCACTTTCTTTGAAGAACGATTATATTGGGCTGGATCCAATGATAACCCACAAACTATTTGGGCATCAAAATCAGGTGACTTTGAAAACATGGCCGTAGGATCAGGGGCCGCCGATGATGCAATCGAGTTTGCCCTGGCCGCAAGCCAGGTGAATGTCATTCAATGGCTGATCGGATCATCTGCCGGGTTGATTGTTGGAACCGTTGGAGGTGAATTTAAACTAACGGGCGGAACAGCCCCGGTGACTCCGACCAATGTCCAGGTAATACCGGAAACAAGATACGGATCCAATAACGTGACCCCAATCGAAGCCGGTCGCGCTGTTTTGTATATCCAGCGTGCCGGAACCAAGTTAAGGGAGCTCGCGTTTAATTTGGACGTTGATGGCCTAGTTGCTCCTGACATGACAATTTTATCAGAACATATTAGTGCCGGTGGCATTGTTGATATGGCCTACCAACAAGAACCCGATACCCTGGTTTGGCTGGTGCGTGCCGATGGGACCTTGATTAATGTGACTTATGAACGTGATCAGAATGTTGTTGCATGGGCACGCCATCCGGTCGGTGGATATTTTGGTAACGCTACTATCACGGTTACGGATTACGCCAATATCGCGGTCGGCACCACTTTGATTTTTACCAAATCCGATGGGACCACGGTGACTTTTACTTCCGAGGCTTCTGGCGGTACTGCACCCTCGGCGGATAACGGTTGGAGGCCGAACGAATCGAATGATACGACTGCTGATAATTTATTTACAGCAATCAACGCACACGCGGATTTTACCGTGTCCAACCCGGCGGCCAATGTGGTCACGGTTGAGGAAACCGTGCATAAGGTCGGGTACCTGACGATTGCAAGCTCTGATACGACAAGACTCGCGGTGACCGATGAAGGCAATGCGGTAGTCGAATCCGTAGCATGTATCCCAAGTGTTGACGGGTTATCCGATGAAGTATGGATCAGTGTCAAGCGAACGATTAACCAGACAACCAAACGATTTATTGAATACCTGGATCCGGCAATTTATGTGGATTCAGGACTCACTTATTCCGGCGCGGCTGCAACCACATTTTCCGGGCTCGAACATCTGGAAGGGGAAACGGTGCAGATTATTGCCGGCAGTGCTACCAGTAAGGCAGTTTATCCGGATGCCACGGTTGCCGATGGCAGCGTATCGATCACGGGTAACGGTAGAACCCATGCTTATATCGGGCTCGGCTATAACACAACATTAACCACTTTATCCCCGGAGTTTGAACTGCAAGGCGGCGGATCCACGGTCGGACTGAAGAAATCATGGAACCGTGTCCAGGTCAATGTTTACCAGACGGTCGGGCTTACGATTAATAACCAGGATATTGTTTTTCGAATCACCTCGGATTTACTGGACAATCCTCCCCCGGAATTTACCGGTATTAAAGACATTACCCAGTTGGGATGGGATGCGGAGGATCTCGAATTAACTATCCAGCAAAAACAGGGATTGCCAATGACGATATTAAATATTACAGGAGAACTAACGGTGACCCAGTAATGAAATACAAAATTGTGCCATTCAAACAGGAACATTGGGACATGATCGAATTCCGGGAGTTTGAACGGGTAGCGATGGAAAAAGTTTTAAATGAAATCCGGCTCCGGGTTACTGCTTCCGGGCCGACTTACACCGGGTTTGTAGATGACAAGGTGGCCGGGTTTGCCGGGGTTATGCTCATGTGGCCGGGCGTTGGTGAAGGATGGATATTGGGGTCGAATTTATTTGAGAGCAATAAATTATGGTTTGTAAGGAATGTGAAAAGGTACCTGGAAAACATTATGAATACACATCAAATGCATAGAGTACAGACAACGGTGATGCATGGTCATACCGAACTGATTCGCCTGGTTGAATTTTTAGGAATGAAATTTGAAGGTCGTCTAAGAAATTACGGGCCGAACGGTGAGGATTATCTAATATATGGGAGGACTCAATAAATGGCACAAGCTCTCCCCTATATAACGATGGCAGTTCAGGTTTTCGGGACGATCAGGCAATCACAAGCACAAGCCGCGGTCATGGAACAGAATGCCGCGATTGCCAGGCGTGATGCAGTGATCCAGCAACAAAATGCAACATACAACGCACAAGTTCTCGAGATGGAAGCCAAACAATCCGAACAAATTGCTGCTTACAATGCGGCGGTTTTAGAAAACGAAGCGATTGCCGCTGAACAGCAAGCCCAGTACGAAGCGGATAAATCAAGGCGTGATGCGGCAAGGTTACGCGGTGAGCAAACCGCATTGTATGGATTCGCCGGGGTCCAGATGACAGGCACACCGTTAGTGATCGAGGCGGATTCGGAATTCATGGCCGAAGCAAACGAAGCGAATCTTTTACATCTCGGTTCAGTGAATGCTTACAAATCAAGAAGTCAGGCAACATTACAAACTTATCAAGCTGGCGTTGAAGCCGGTCGGTATCGTTCCGAAGCATCCGAAACAATACGGCAAGGCACAATTGCCGGACAGGCGTTGATGTCGGAGGCCGAGATCAGTGAGTTCCAAGCCGGGGAAACCAGGACGGCTGGTTATATGAAGGCTGGTTCAACTATTTTATCCGGTGCCGGTAAACTGGGTGATACGAAGAAAAAGCCTCCAATAAAAAAGAAAACAAACTAACATGGCTCAAATTCCAACAATCAAGGCTCAAAGTATACAGGGGCTCCCGGGAACCGCTGGCGGAGTTCTTTTGACCAGGACCGGTACATCCAATATTCAGATTCAAACGCCCATAACACAAAAGATGAACCCGGCGGCATTCGGCCAAACCGGGGCGGCGCTTGCCGAGGGTGCGAGTAAAATTTTTAATGAAGTTCTGATTCCCCGTTTGAAAAAAGAAAAAGCGGATCAGGAATATCAGGAATACGCGGATGCATCGGCATCTTTACATCAGGATATAGATCGATGGCAACTAGATATTGAGAGCGACCCTGGCAAAATGATTGATGGAAAGGATATTGTTCAAGGAACTTTAGCCAAACAAAAAACTTGGCTCGGTTCGATTGATAATAGTGTGAGCTCGCCGCGTTATCAGGCCGCGCTCAAAGCCCAGTTTGCTCAAAGGATCAGTACGCTGGCATTAAAGGCGGCTAATTTAAAAAGCAAACATAATAACAAAGTAACCGAAAGCGCATTTACCAAGGCTATCAATGAGCAAATTATTGCCAAGTTGCAATTGCCCTCCAAACAAGATGAGGTAACCGTATTACCAAACTGGAACAAAAACTTTCAGACTTTACAAGGTCATGAAAATGGCATTTTAAAATCCGGTTTGGATCCTATTAAAAAAGCAGAGGCCATCGAAAGTGGACGGCTAAAAATATTTAACGAAGTGGTAGCCCGAATGAAACTGCAAGACCCTAAACTTGGCATTGAGTTTATGAAATCGGCTCACATTGATAAATTGCTGGAAGGTACTTCAACCGGGTATCAGGCGCGAGTCGATGCTATCAAAGCATTTCAAGATGTTCAAACAGCGCACACTACCTATGAAAATTTGATTCATAAGGCCCAAGAAGATCGCGATGAAAGTATTGCCGTGGAAACAGTCGAGGCGATGCATCCGGTACTTTACGAACAATTGTTTGTTGCCAAAACAGCGGCACAGCGTAGGGCGGAAAATATAGTTGAACTCACGCCGGTTTATCTCGAAACCAATATCAAGCCGCTTTACCGCGATGCCAACATGATGGATGATTACAAGGTGCTTTATGACCAAGCACTCAAACATCCAAGTGCAAGGCTGGTCGGTGTTACGGATCCCGTGGTACACAACAAATTTTTACAGGAAATTTATAGCGAAACAATAAACATGAATGAGATGCATGCCAGTGAATCTCTTTCACCGGGGAAGAAACTCGAAATAGACAAGATGATGTTTTCCCGGAAAAGGGGTCAATGGTTGAAAGAGGATTACAAATATACAACTGCCAAAAAAACTTTAGGGAAACTGGTAATGATCCCGGCGGATAGCACGGATAAACATCAAAAACAAATGGCCGCGGTTGCGCTCGGCAAGTTCATGGCAATAGAGGAACAGGCACTCACACAGGGTCAAGAGTGGACACAAAAACATGTTGATTGGTTTAAAGTCACAGAGGATTTAATGACTCAGTATGGAGGTGTTTATAAAAATTATGGGGATGAACATACGCAAACTTATTTATATGGATTGAATTTAAAATTACCCAAACAAGTAAGAAATATGGCTTTCCGGGATAACGCCGGAAAAACCATTTACGATTTTGAAGCGCAAGAGGTAGAGCTCCATAACCTTGCCACTAAAGGAATGATCAAAGGGGAAAAACTAAGAGAAGCATACGAAGTGCTCGACCAGTTCCGCAATATTATTACTCCTAATGTTTTGAATGATCAAAGGAAAAAAATACCAGCTAAAGATATTCCGGTATCCAAATTTGGCACCTTTTTAGCCAAGCCGCCAAGTCCGGCGGATATACCCGAACGGCAAGAGGTTCCCGTTCCAGAGCCTCAACCGACTTCTAATATTATTGATCCGGCAAGGTATCAGGAAATCCCCGAGCCGCCTCCGCCAGCCCAGCCCGTGGTTGAGCCAGTGGTTGAGCAAGTGATCGAAGAGGTTATTAACGCGGTCACCGAGGAGCCACGGCAAGCAGAAATGTTTTCGGGGGATGAATATTACGAAGAATTAAGGAAAGAAAATATTGCGCTTGAAAAAGAAAAGGTCGCGAGGAAACTTGAGAATCAGAAATTCAAAGAGAAGAGTGCGGCGGAGTTTAAAGAGTGGGAGCGTAGGAATAAGGAGAATAAGGCTGCTAGGAAGGCCGGGATAGCAGAGTTTAATCGGGGAAAGGATCTGTACGGGGAAAAAGGTTATTACGGCAATAGCAAAGAGGCAACTGAATACAGGAAAGCGCTTGAGGAGAGTTACCCAACTGGGTCGGATTTGATGGACTTAATTAGGAGCGGTAAATAATGGCAACTGAAGAACAATTCGAACCCGATGTCACACTAATATTAGAACAGGACAAACCGCCCGAAGAGGCACCCGTTACCATTCCGGATAAGGACATGAGCAAGGTGTATTCCGCGAGTGAGGCAAACGCTTATCTTCATGACCAGTTGCTAGAACAGGATGAAGAAACCGGCGAGATTGTTTCACTGGTTGAAAATGTTGTTCCGGATGGTGATTTCGATGTGACTAAACCGGTCATGCCGAGAGGCGGTAATCGTACCATGAATACCTTTGAAAGCCTGATTCCGGAACCCGAGCTCCAAGCTATTAAAGAGGCTGGTGCCATGGGAACCGATACGCTCAATACGGCGGTTCGAATCATCGGCGGATCGGCGGAGGATGCCATCCACAATTCACTAAAATATTTTTACAGCCTGACCCCGGATTATTTTCAAGATGCATTCGAGCAATCGATGTTCGGTCAAGGCGGAGGTGTTGCCGGAATTACCGGAACCGAACAGCAATTCGAAGCATCCAGGCTGTTCCCTCACATGGGCGGAGTAGTCGAAGAGGTAGCGCGAGCGATTGGCCAGTTTGCCTGGGGAATGAAAGGCGCCGGTATGTTGCTCAATACGAAAAAAGCAATTGTTGCTCGCGGCGCTATTTCTGACATGACCGTATTTAATCCTGACCACGGGAACCTCGCGTCATTAATCAGGGACATGGATTTCGGTCCGGAAGTGATACAGGATCTCGCGGCATATATCGATTCGACCGAACCTGGGACACAAACCGAGAAACGTGCCCGGATGTTAGCCGAGGGAATTATTTTATCCGGCGTGATTGCCGGTGCGATGAAAAGCCCGAAAGCATCCAAGGAAATTTATGAGTGGGGTGAAACATTTTTTGGCGAAGGCGGTACAGGCCGCCCGGCGGTTGACAAGGTAGTCGAACTGTTATCCGAGATGAAAAAGAAATGGCCATCGGATAAATCATTCCGCGAATATCTGAACCGTCACTTAGGTAATGAGGCTGGTACTGTGCCGGGGCCAAAAAAGAAAAAAACAAAAGTAAAAAAATTAAGCCGGACCGAAGAAACCGGAACATTAAATACCATCTACCCGGAAGTCAACCAAGGTATGGAAGAAACCATGGGTCGCATGGATCCGGTGGAGTCAAAAATGTTGCGCGAGAATATGGAACAACATGCCGGAACTCCATGGGCAGCCGCAACGGTTCGGGGCCTGACCATCCGGGAATTTTTTCACCGTGCCATGGAAGGCCGGCTGGATGAAGCGATGGAGCTCGCGAATAGTAAATTATGGGGCAAGGATGCACTGACCAATTATGCGATGGGCAAAGCGTTTGTTCATAGTAAGGCAGCGGTTTTAGAGTTTGCCGGGAACTATTCTTTTATCGGGAAAAATCGTAAAGCCGAACTTGATATATCCGGCTCATTTAAAAACTGCAACCCGAGCAAGGATTGTGCAAAATTTTGTTATGCCTCGATAGCTAATGCCAGACCGGCGGAATTGATGAAGGCGGAATTCACCGAATGGGTTGCGGAGAATCATCCGGCAATTTTAGCCAAGCGTGTGGGTGCACTCTACAGCGCCACGCCGCAAGGAATGACGGGGCTGGCATTAAGGATTAATGACAAGGGAGATTTATCCGATGCCCAGGTAACATTGATCAAGGCAATGAACAAGCAAGGTCACCGGATGCAGATATTTTCCAAGCGCCCGGACCTACTGGCAAAGGTGCCTGACTTTAATTTAAAAATGTTATCGATTGATTCAACCAATTTCGAATTGACCCGGAAGCATCCGGAATTTCAACTGGCCGTGACCATCACCGATGATATGACTCCGGCAATGATTGCGGAGGTCAATGACCGGGTAGCTGTTTATCTGCCGGTGAATATGAAAGGCGGCGAGGTCACCCGTGCGGATGTCAAGAAACGCTTTCCGGATTCATTTAAAAAGATGACCAAGAAACTCTGCCCGGTCGATGGCGGCAAGATGAAAACAAAACCGGGTACCAGTTTCGTTAGTATTGCCAACAAGACCGCCGAGCCCGGATTATGGACTTGTACAGCATGCGATAAGTTTGGAGCCGCCGGATGTTTTTTTGGTAAGAACCAGACCGAGAACGCGAAGAAAATTAATAACCAGATCAAACAGGCGAATAGCTCGATACCGAAGCCAACGGCAATAGAAAAAGCAAAGGAAAAAGTGAATGACATCATTGTGGAAATAGCCGAAACAGCCGATGAAATCCAAGCGACCGCTGGGCGGAAGGGAACCTATTCTATACCGCTCCAAGAACAAGAATACTTTGTGAAGGAACAGGCGCGTTTGCGTGGTAAATATGATAAGGCGGTCAAAGAACTGGAAGATTTAGGTGGCACCCCAACTGTAACTTTATCAAAAAAGTGATATAATGAAATACGAACAAACACAACAAGCAATATTAAGAGGACTGCAAGATGGCAACGAAATCACCGAAGACGAATACGGAAGAATTGGCGGCGCTCTTTCTGGAGTCGAATCGAATCTACGGACCAAGCCTTCCCAAGAAGGAAATGGACCAGTTGATAACCAAACAATCGAAACTACTGGCCGACACCGCGAAATCCGAGAAGAGGCTGGAAGAGATCCTGGCGCAACCTCCGAAGAGGTAGACCCCGATGTAACCCTTGTCATGAGGCAAGGGGAAGAACCGATTGAATCCCCCGATACTCCCTTGGCCACTCCGGCCGTGTTTGATCCGACACAAGAATATGAAGTCCAGCAAGTTGGCGGATGGGGTGCGTTCAAAGGATTTTTCAAGAAACGCCCTCCGAGAGAACCCTTCAACGTACGCCCCATGGGACCGGCCGGTCAGAACAATGAAGTTCTGCAAAAATTCGTTAAGCAATATGTTGATAACGAAATGGATTTCACCGAGCCCAGGAACATTGATGAAGTTAAGGCCGAGGCCAAGGCTGATCCGAGAGATCCACGGGACATCGATCCGGCGGAACTGGATAACTCGGCCATCATCGTTAAGATCCGCCAGATGACTAACGCGGCATCTATCCGGGCGATGGAAGCAGTTAAAAAAGCCAACCAAACAAAATTACCGGAAGACATAAAGGCGGCCAAGGAAGCGATGGTTGATATGGGAAACCACTTGGTTACCGAGCAAAGCCTAAAATCCGGCCCGGCGCGTACTACAAAATATATGGGAGTCAAACTGGATCCGGAAGATCCTATATCCGAGTTGCAAGCTAAAAAGTTTTCCGAAGTTGCAATTGAGGCCGCCATGGAAGCGCCAATCGGTGCCAGTGATGAACAGTGGCTTAAAATTATGGCCAATGCGGCCGAGCATATGGAAATTGATGAATGGGCGGAAAAGGCCAAGGACATTATCGGATTCAAGGATGTATTTTTGGGACTCATGTATCCATTCATGTTGAGTTCTTTTAAAACAATCTTGGGTGTCAATGTTGTAAGTAATTTAAATATCCTGATTAATTACCCACTGACAAAAGGGGCGGCGGCTGTTTTGAGCCCGGCACGGCGGGCTGCCATTTTTTGGAAGAGTGATAAAGATCGTATAACTTACAAGAACGGACTCCGGTCCTTAATGGTTATTGGGCGTGCCTTTCCGGAAGCAATGGCATTCGCTTGGCAAACTTTAAAAACCAATCAACCGGCTGGCGGCCAGAAAACAAAACTCGATCAATCTTTTTCAAACACCAAGGAAGATGAAGTTATCACCTCCGGCAATCTTAGAGACATGTTTGAAAATATTCATCAGAACCCGGCCAATAAGGATAAGTGGTTTAAACAAACGATCACACCGCAAACTGTTAAAGAGGGCGGACCCTTTGCTCTCTTCATTGATGCAGTGGGCAAGGTGACCAGTTATCCGGGCCGAGGATTAAAAGGTGGAGATGAATTTTTCAAAACTTTCGGCAGACGGTTAGGCCAGATGGATGAAGCCTACAAGAAAGCATTCAAGGATGTGGAAGCCGGTGCGATTACTATTGGCGAGGTTGAAGAAGTGGTTGACGCTTATTTAAAAAAACCAACTCCTAAAATGATGTTCAAGGGTGAAGAGCTCGCGGAGTTCATGACCTTGCAGCAAGACCTCGGGGAACTCGGTGAGTTAATGAATCGGGCGCGTGATACCGGGATTCTGAATTACGGATTGCCATGGGGCCGGATGTTTGTACCTTTTTTAAAGGTCATGGTGAATTCTACTAAATATGCATTGCACATGTCCAACATGACCGGGAAATCTTTTGATGATTTAAAAGGATTAAACGGCGGTGCCGCGCGAGACATGGCACTCGGTCGGTTTGTTGTAGCCGCTGGATATGTAACCACGGCCCATTTTCTTGCGACCGGGTTTTGGGATAATGTTCAGCTTTGGGGTTACGGTGCCTCTGGTGTGGATATGCCGGATCCGGAAAACACCAAGGCCCTTAAAGAAATAGAAATGAATGCCGGGTTCAAACCGTGTTCCATAGTATTTGATGATGAAAACGGCGGTCGGCATACTTACCAGTTTGGCAAGATCGAACCGCTCGGCACTTACTTCTGTATGGTTGCGGATATTGCCCAAAACGCTCATGACATCGCTGGATATTGGGGCGAAGAAGAGTACGGGAAATTAATGATGACGTTGTATGCGGTCGGACACAATAACCTGATCTCGAAAAGTTGGGCGCGGTCGGTCCATGAATTACTGAATCTGTTTATGAATCCGACTGATCAAACGGCGCGATATTTTGACAATCTGGTCCGGATGGGTATTCCCCGGATTGTTTCTGATTTCAAGACCGCGGCCGGGGATGATGAATTCCGGGAAATCCAGCATGCCATTGACGGGGTACAGGGAGTTTGGGAAGTGATGAAAAACCAGATCCCAGGATTAAGCAAAACGCTGCCTGGCAAGAAAAATATCTGGTACGAACCGGTTGCTAACCATGGCAACTGGGGGCCTGACTTTATCAGCCCGTTTAACTACACCCGGACTGATCCGGACATAGTGGACAAGGAAATGAAGCGATTGAGAATGCCAATGAGAAATGTGAATTATAGAATAGAAGGCGTAAAACTTCACCCGGCGGTCAGGATCCGGTGGATGCAGTTGGCCAATGAGCCCATGTATCACCAAGTATTACCACTTGGTGGCAAACCGATTGCCAAGAAGGCGGTCGAGGCGATTATCAAGAGCCAGCGTTATATCGGATGGACTGATGATGAACGGGTGGAATACGTTAAAAAGGAAATCATGGGCCGAAGAAGTATCGCCAAGAAACGATTATTTGATGCTGGGGGTCCCATGGATGAAGTGATTGCCAAACATCAGCCGGATCTGTTAACAAGAATCGAAGAGTCGAAAGCCCGGCAACAAAAAACAGATAATCCGCTTGAACAACAAGACTACTTTAACCAACTAGGTACATCGCGAGGACCGGTGTTACCAAATTTACGGGTGCAATAAATGACTGTATCGACTACAACCAGAAAAAAGAGTTATACCGGTAATGGTTCGACAAATATTTTCGCGTATGATTTCCGAATTTTTAGTGATTCGGATTTAAAAGTATACGTTGATTCCGTTTTAAAATCCCTCACGACTCATTACACAGTATCCGGAGCCGGAGCGGCATCAGGCGGAAATGTGACATTCACACTCGGCAATACTCCGGCAAGTTCGAAGAGTGTCGTACTTCTCCGCACGCTTCCCCGAACACAAGCAACCGATTACGTTGACAACTCCGCATTAAGCGCAACCTCTCTTGAAGATACCGCTGATAAAAATTTAATGCTGATCCAAGAGATCGATGCGGTAGCCGGGGAAGGTTTTGGATTTGCTGAAACGGTCGTGGATGCCGGAACCACAACGGTCAACAAGAACGCAGCGGATCGCGCTAATAAATTACTATCATTCGATGCGGCTGGCGGACTGATCGCCACGCAAGAAATCGGGGTGAGCCGGGGAAACTGGGCAGCCTCGACTGCATATATTCAGCGCGACATTATTAAGGATACCGATAATAATAATATTTATCTCTGTATTGTTGCACACACATCCAGTGGAGCGGTTCCGATCAGTTCGAATACCGATGTAGCCAAGTGGGTTTTATTAGTTGATGCCGCGAGTGCAACGACCAGCGCCACGGCGGCTGCTACCAGTGCGACCGCTAGTGCGACCAGTGCGACCGCTAGTGCGACCAGTGCAACCGCGGCAGCTACATCTGCAACTGCCGGGGCAACCTCCGCCACGGCTAGTGCAACCTCGGCAACCGCGGCGGCTTCCAGTGCGACTGCGGCGGCGGCATCAGCGGATGCGTTTGATGATTTATATTTAGGGAGCAAGTCGGGGGATGTATCCGTTGACAATGATGGGGATGCACTCACGGCTGGAGATTTATATTTTAATACCTCTGCCAATAATTTAAGAGTATGGAATGGATCAGCATGGCAAGTCGCTGCGGTAAGCACCAGCGGAATGCTCACAGAAATCAGTGAGGATACTTCGCCGCAACTTGGTGGTGACCTCGATACAAACTCGCGAAACATTTTAATCGATGACGCACATTTTATCGCGGACGATAGCGGCAATGAATATATTATTTTCCAGAAAACTGCATCAGCAATCAATCAAATTGATGTGACGAATGCGGCGGCTGACAACGATCCAAGTATCACCGCAACGGGTGGCGATAGCAATGTTGGTTTAACTATTGCAGCCAAAGGCACCGGGGTAGTCCAAATTACAACAACGATGAATCCAACATTAACCAGTACAGGCAAGGCTCTAGTCCTTGGATTTTAGGAGAACGTTATGGCAAGCGAATTATTAAAAGTATCACATACCGCTGGAGTCACTAACAGCGAATCAGTGTTAATTAATGGTGTCAGTGGACATACTTATACCATTCTTTCAATTACATTTTGCGAAACGGCTGGGGCGGCTGAAACATTCGATCTTTATATCGATGACGACGGTGGCGGAACAGATTATGAGATTTATTCAGATCAGCCACTAGGAGCTAACCAAACTTTTGAGCATACTGGAAGAATCATTCTTGAGGGTACTGACCATTTATGTGCTGCAACTGCAAGCTCTGCCAATGTTGACATCGTTGTTAGCTACCTCGATCAGACCCTATAGGAGATATATAATATGAGTGGAATCGTAGGAGGAATTAATCTTAGAAGTTCTGGTCTGGTAAATAATAGTTCGGCGGCAGATGGGGCATTACTTACTGGGACAGGAACAGGATTACCAGCGGGTTTTGAAGCTGCTGCTGG